TCGCATTACTGACGCTTGGTCCCATTTATTTGGGGTCTTGTTAAGCTATGTGGTGCCGCCAAATGCTTCACGGGCTAAAACAAAGGAATAGAGGACTTAATGAACCCTCGTTAACTCCCAAGTTTGGCCCATTCCGAAGCAGTTGGCGGCGTCATCGTAACACATGACGCTGCTAACTGTACTCACTATGGATTTCTCAAACATCAACGGTATGTTTGACTGTACAGAATATGGACAATCAGAGTTGATGCTTCCACATGGAAGCACCAACTGGAAAGCTAGTATGGCTGCATTAGGATTTAATATACAACTAGGTGATTCTTTTATAAATGCATGGGGAGATGATTCCCTAAACCAAGTAGATACAACACACAGATTGATAGATAACATGTGTGAGCCCCTACATGTTTTTATACATGGGGCTGAACTAGCTGCTTCACAGCAAATAGATCTAACAGACGACGAAAGTTGGGGTATGATGTACTTTTTACGTAATAGAATACGTGAGTACAATGATATGGTAGATATCTTATGGGACAGATACTCAATGACAGATAGACAACATATCACTCTTGACAGTCTTCCTCACATAAATAGAATGTGGGGAAACTCTATTGAGCCACAAGTGGGATCCGAAGATGAATCTTTCTTTGGAGGATCCCTTTGTAATGAGAAGAAGTATGGTAAGAACAAATATGTACGCAAACAGTGGCGGAAGAAAAAAGCTGCTGAAGAAGAACGACAGCGTGTCATGGATGGTGTTGCAGAGTTTCAGAAGAAAATAAAGGCAAAGGAAACTCACAAAGAGAGACTTATTGAAACAGCTCAAAATCAAGTGAAACACAATAATGCCTTTATAGTTGTTCACAGAGAACTAAGAAATGTTATTCTTTTCAGAAAGGAAATAGCAGCTCTTAAGAAACAAGAAGAAAAAGCTAGGAGCGATTTGAATGCCAAGAAGTATGGCAAAGCTAAAGCAGACTCACCAGAGAAAGCAGAAGCTAACAAAAAGAAAGAGCTCATACAAACTAGGATTAGAGCTCAACGAGCTCTTCAGTATCTAGATTTTGTTGAAAAGTTCAAACATGAAGAGCTTGAAGACAAGTTTGACAAACTAGACATACTTGGAGATAAAGTCAAAAAACAACTTGAAAAAGAAGTTGTTACTGAAGATGATATAGGATATGGATTTTCAAAAGATGAGGAGAAATCCAATCTAGAAAACTTTCTTGATGATGAAGCTCAGAAGATCCCTCTAATAGATTTGAGTGATCAGATAGACTTTCAGGCAGGAGATGAGGATCTTCCTATGTACTATGAAGACATTGCTGATATATATATAGGCAAAGATCTAAGTGATCTTGGGTTTGTTGCTAAGTATATCCTAGGATGTCGAAGGATGGGACTCAGACTAATGACAAAATCTAGACCAGAACTTGTGGAAGAAGCCAAATATCAAGGTGTAACTCACATGATTGAGAAGATAGCCCTATTAGTAACTAGCATCATGATGAGTGACAGTGCAAAACAGAGTATAGCAATATACACTTTATTTGTATCCTGCCACATAGAAGGAGGTCTATCAAAGACTATCTTAGACATGTTGCAAGCTTTCTTCTCAGCATTTGCTGACATAGAACCACAGGGAGGTATTATAGACTCTATAAAAGACAGATGGACTCAAGTAAAAGAGAGTAAGTCTGCTGGCAAAATGCTGGCTCTTATATCTTTCGCTGTTGTTGCAGTGTTCTCCAAGCTGTTTGGATATGACTCATCCAAATTTGATTTCGAGAAGTATATGAGTCTTGGTAGACCAGAACCTAAAGGAAGTGTAATGGAGCACATAGTTGATGATGCTCTATTCTTTATTGACAAGGGATTGGTTTTCTTTAAAACAGGATCCTTTCAGAGCCTATTCATAGATGAAGTTATTGCCAAGAAATACGATGAAGAGTTTGCCTTTTTATTGGGCAACTATCAGAATGTTGAAACAGACACTATGGAGCCAAGCTGTGGTATATCTATTAGCACATATCTAGCAAGACTAGAACAGTGCGCTGAAGATACTGCAAAAATGGCGTCTCATATTGGAAGGCACAGTGAAAGAAGGTTCCTTACAGAGCGTCAAGCTAAGCTAATCAAAATGGTTGATACTACTAGGAAGATTGTAGAAGGAAAGAATAGTAGAATAAAGCCATATGGGATCATGTTAGAAGGCAGATCTGGGGTAGGCAAAACGACACTGAAAGGAATGTTGATCAAACTTATCATGTTAGCCAATCCTATGCATTTCTCAGGAGACAAAAAGAGTATATGCACTATGAATGGTGATGATCCATTTCAGACTGAATTGACAAATGGCCACCAAGTAATAGTGCTAGATGATATGGCCCAGACAACACCAACCTTCATAAAAGTTAATCATGGTCAAACAGTTATAAACATACTGAATAATGAACCAAAAGCTGCTTTAAAAGCTGATGTTGACAGTAAAGGTAAGGTATGGTATAACTGCAATCTAGTTGTTGTTACAACTAACAAAGAAGACCTGAATGCTGCTGTTCTATCTATAGAGCCTGCAGCTATTCTACGTCGATTTGAAGTATGTATTAAGGTTAAAGTCAAAGCAGGATATATTATTGATGGAGGAGTGGGTGTAGATCCAGAAAAGACTACATCTCTGTTCTCAGATATATGGGAATTTGACTGTATAACACACATACCTCAGGCTGATGGAAGATCAACACCCAGATACATAGAGTTTGAAGGGGAGACATTGAAGAATTGTTCTTTCCAGACTCTCTCAGATTTCCTTGTAGCTAACACCAACAGACACTTTGAGAAGCAAGCTGACTTGTTATCACAGCAAAATGATGTGCATTCTATGACATTATGTGTCCACAGGAGACTAAGTGCCATGTGCACTGACTGCCCTACCAACTTAGAAACAGTTGAACCTGAAGCAGGAATCATAGACACAGTTGTAAAAGCAAAGAACATCATGGACTATGGATCAATTATAGCAGCTATGATATTTGATAAGTGGGTGAAGTGCACAATAGTGTTTTTCATATTCTGGATAACATGTTTCATGTCAGAGTATGATTACGCTATTATTCTAATTCCTATATATGGTATCATAATGGGCTATGTCCTAAGAGAGGCAAAGATCATATGGAAGACTATGACTAAGAAGAAAGAAACTGATCTATCATATTGGTT